GATTCACGAAACTTTCCAGAATCGTAAGTCTTGTTACGGTTAACCTCAAGACCGAGGTAACTCAGCATACCCTGAAGCGCTTCCCAAGAGTCCATGGGAACGATCATATCGTCACCAAAGACTTGGACCTCCCTTGAGGCCCGACGCACAGAGCCAATATTCACTGGCCGGCCGCGAGCGTAAAGCAAGCAGCCGACGGCGATTATGGCAAAGGCGTAGGACTGTACAGGAAAGGTACACGCCGAACCCATACAAGCAAACTTCCTCAATCGATGGAAAGAGGGAGAGCACTTGTCGATGGATTGAGTAATCCATCGGCTCCGCGAAGCTTGAAGGGCATCGAGTAAGGTTGAATTTGACCTTACGAGACGCTCAACGAGCCAGCAGGAGAGACGATCTGATGCAGAGGACAAGTCCACTGTAACATGCGTCTGTGTATGGGAAGCACTGACCGCAGATTCCTGATTTACCGTCTGATCACGAAAGTGAATAGAAGGAAAAATCGGTGTATTTGCGAGTCGGTTGGTCAAAAAGGCCAGAATAGTCTGCTGGCACCATTGATGAGCTACGGGCTCAGCGGCAACAAGCCGAGGAGTCTTTAGCGTCTTTGGGACAGAGATTAATCTGACTGGAGGTTCATGGTCTGAATAAGAACCATAAGCACCCTGACCACTAACAAAGTTAGCCCACTCGTTCGAGCTTGAAAACCCGAATGAGTCAAGTGGGAAGACTCTGTTAAGCTTAGCAGGCCAGTTTGGAAAGTCATACTTAAATTGAGTATGACGCTGGTCTGCTACGGCACCAGGTCCATGCTTAGCTCCCCACTCGGTGCCGTCGAAGGCACCGATGGTCCCGAAGACGATGTCGGCAACCGATTGGATGCTGTCGTCGAGTCCAGGATTACCGGGGAGGGGGTGACCGTAGATCCCTTCATCGTCGCAATGACGGAGAAGAGGAATACGATCACTAGAGTCACCGTGCCTAGCATCCCCAATATGAAGATGCCTAGCACGAGTAACCCTGAAGTCGTCTTCATCCCAATTAAGGGTTGGAGAGCGAACTTCCCAGTCCGTTCCAAAGAATTCATGAACTTGTTTCCATGTTCGTGAATCGTTACAGGGGACCTTTACCTTCTTAGCTGCATAATACAGCTGACGAAGATATCGGATAGCCTGAACGTCTGGTTCGGCTCTAAGCACTCCAAACGTATCGAAGACGAGAAGTAGCAGCCCCTTGAATAGTCTTGGGATTGCACTCTCCTTCTTGTAGGGCTTCTGTTGAGGAAGCCCTGAAGGAGTTAGTCGTCCGATTGAGAGGCACCGATCAAAGTGCTTCCCAATTTCAGGAAGGTCTATCATAAGAAATGGTAAACCTCTCTGATCGATACTAGAGAGCAAGCGAGACAAATCCCGCTCACAATCATGTCGGAGATCAGGGAAGAACTCGGCAATATCTGAAAACATTGCCGTGTATAGTCCCTGAAGATGATTGACGTAGCTTTTCATGTAGTGATCCTTCAATTAGGGTCATAAACATCTACGGCTACGCTCACCCGTCTCCTAGGAAAGGAGCCTTAGGGCGTTACAAGAACGCCTTACGATTCCTTGCCCAGCAACTTGGCTGCGATACCACCAGCTTTTACCATGTAAAAGCTCATGGCCTCAGACAAGTCGATGACATCTGCCGAGGCTTCATACGGACTGTTACGTACCGTATAAATGATCTCGGTCAGAAGACCAAGCGGAAAGGTAACGGTTGGCTTCAGGAAGCGTTGAAACGTCACAGTGTGACGATCAAAGCCCTGAGTACCAGCCTTTACACTGTCCGTTGTGTGACGCACTTTCGCGCGCCACCATACGGTGGCCTCATCGAGATAATACTCGGAGGCATACCCGTCTTGGTTAATCAGCGGCAAGATCTTGGCAGTTCCACCGGAACCGTCGAGAGTCACCGTCAGGGTTGAACCTAGCATCTCATCTTCTCCTTGGTTTTATGACCACTCAGCGCTTGCGCTGAATAGCCAGAGCGCCAAGGATCGAGAATTGTCGATTACTAATAAAAGGAATCGACGCCGACAGAGTACCCGGATCTACGGAACGTAGTTTTGTTTCGTAGACGGTCGAACCTTCGCCGCCCGGAAAGGTGGGTTTCCACCCATCCGTGCGCTGCCAAGTAGTAACTGTCCGAGTTCTCTGCATGATACATGCAGAGGAACAATGACAGGGGATCACGTTCGTGTTTGCAGTAAGATACTCATCCACGTTCGAGAACCATCCAATAAGCCAAGTCCACGGGATTGCATCCCATACGGCCTTAGGATTAATATTTAATCCTAGGACCAGGTTTCTTGCCATATTGGACAACTGCTTGTCACTAAAGCTCCTAGAAGGAAGAGCATCGGAGACCCAACGACTGGATCCCCAAGCCGAGGACTGGGTTGTCTTAGACAACCTGGCCTGGATCAGCAAACCAAGATTACTCTCAATAGTGGGAGTAGTCGTGGAAGTAGCTGTTTCGTCCCAAAGAGCTCTCCGCTGCTTCCCATTTTTAGGTGGGTTAGCATCCGGATTAAAGCCGACGGTTCGTTGCAGTCCCTTCTTCTCAACGAATAACCGATGCAGATCGTCGATCTTACGATCAACTCTGGATTGGAAATCAATGAGACGACGTATGTCACCGATAAAGGGCTTCCATCCCATCTCAACTGACAAAAGCAGGTTGGCCGCATAGCGGTCCGGCCTAGTCAGTTTGAGGCGCGAAAGGTGTGCTTTGGACAGCGCACGTGACGCGATTAGTTTGAGAAGCGCAATGTCGTGATACATACTAGGGAGGTCTTTAAGCTCGTAAAGAAAGTTGGGCAGACTAACGTACGGTTTACTCGGATTACTCCGAGCTCGTACAGTAGTAGCCAGAGCTCCGTTACTTGGCTTAGTGACCAATGTGATATGACTCATCGCTCCAGCGCCCGTTAGGAACCTAGGAAACCAGCCAATATACTGGTACTTGTGTCCTACTGGGCCACCGGTTATGCCTGTTAAAGGTGTAATACCATTGTTCTGACTATGAGTAATAGAAAGAGCATGGTCGACACCATAACCAACATCGTCCGAACAAACATGAGAATCAAAAGGCGTCCAAGCCGATTGAGTCAGATTTGTTAATAGGGCGTTGTTGAACCAATGGAGGGCTTTACCTCCACTTGGTCCGGCGATACTTTGCGATCGAGTCCTAGACACAGCTGCGGTACTCTAATTGGAGGGCAAGGGATTTGCCAGCTTTCGCTCGTGAGCCCCACACATGTGGG